TTTTAAATGTTGATCCAGCTAGTGGTAGATGAAACAACATAGAATCAAACTCAGCTTCGTATTCTTTCATTTGATCCATGACCAAATAATTCATAAAATCTTTTACACGTTGTGCTTGCTGTTCTGTTGCAGGATTTTTTACACCAATAATTTGTGTTCTAACTGGTCCATCACTTGGTAATAATTCTTTGTACGCTTGTGCTTGAAATTGTGTAACAGCTTCTGCCATCACAGGGTGTGTTGCACCTGATGCTCCTTGAAATGGTTCTGTTCTATTTTCGTATTTAAATCCTAAAAGATCTAAACCTTGTATGTATCCTTGCTCCCAGTCTTTTCTAGATGCTTTGTAGTCCATGTAGTTTTGAACCATATCGTTGCCGATTGGTTCTAATACATCGTCTGGTAAAAGATCTGCAAGATTATCAAAGTGTGATTCGGTTCCAGGCACATTGATCGCTCCTGGTTCAAAGTCTAGTGTTACACCACCATCTTCTTCTGGTATAACTTCTATCGGTCCTTTTTGTTCTTCTGGTTCCTGAACGGCAACTTCTTCTGCTATCTCTTCTTCTGAAGGGACATCTAATTTAGTTCTAGTGTTCGGGAGTCCTTTGTCTATTTCTGCCATTTAATACTCCTATAAGTTTCTAACACGTTTTAATAGACCTGGCAACCCTTGTGAGTTTGGTCCTCTTTCTGGTGGTGGACCTGATCTATCGCCAGCCTCTTTTGCTATTCCCCCACCTGCCGCTGCAAAACCTCTTAAACCACTTCCTATATCAGAAATATCAATATCAAATGGATTAGCGACATTCGTTTGACCAACTATTTCTCTTTCCATCTCAGGTATAATATTTGGTTTTTTATCTAAAGCTCCGCTAGGTAATGGTGTTGAAAAAGTTCCCCTAGCACCATAAAGAGATTCTGGATTAAATCCTTGCTCCACTACTTCAGATAGTGGTTTCTCTCTTAATTGTTTTTGATAATCTAATACATCTTTTGTGCCTATTGGTCTTCCATTAATTGTAACTCCTTGCGCTCTTAACGCCGGCACTATGTCATTAATTATATCAGAGGTTTTTGCTCTAAGGAGAAATGGAGTGTTAAGAACATTTTCATTCAATTGTTTTTGAGTTTGTTGAAATGGAAAAACACGAGTAGCTTCTGTGTCCATGTAATCTTTTATTCCAGGAAAACCCTCTAACTGATTTGTTAAAGATTTTTTTGCAAAAGGTGATTTAGCTAATTCTGCATCAGAAATTTCTTCTTGTCTTTTATCTATAAATTGAACTAAGTCAGGATTTACGGTGTTTGCTCGTAGTTCATCTGATGCTGATTTTAATTGTGCTCTTAAAGTTTGTAATTCTTGAGTTACATCTACATCTCCGCCCTCAAGATTTATCTGTTCAAGTTTTTCTAAATTATTTAATATAGATCGTACTTTAGCCTGACTACCTCTAAATGCATCAACAGCTAATTTATCTTTAGCGTACTCACCAAATTTCTCCGCCTCTATTTCTGATGTAAAGTCAGTTGCACCAAACGTAAGTGTATCTATAGATTTTAACAAAGCATTAGTTGGCTTTTCACCTAAAACTGTTTTACCTGCAGCCTCTAAACCAACATATGCAAGTTCTGGCACTATTCCGTATTTAGAAAGTGCACTTAACACTGCACGACCACCTCTTAGAAGTTTTGCTCCATCTTTTATCTGATCTGCTGTATTTAATTTACCATCGTTGAAAACTCTTGCACCATCTTTAGCACATTCTGTAAGACTTGCAGACCCAGTCACATAACCTATTCTACCACCTTCTGCTGCAACTTTCTTTTTACGAAAAGTTATTATACATTTAGGATTATTAGAGAGTCCTGCTAATGTTTTTTCTAAAAAGTTTCTTTCTCTAGTTCCTAAAGACTCGGTTTCTAAAACCTTTTTAAAAGTTCTTTCTCTTAAAGTTCCCTCTAAAGGATTCTTTCCTTTTTTAATTTCTCTTGCAATATTAACTTGTTCATTAATTATTGCATTTATTAAATTTTCTCCACTCTTACCTTTTAGTTGACCATAAGCTTGATTTAATATTTTATTTTTTAAACCTTTTAGAGGAACGGTTTGTTCTATATTATAAACTGCCCTGTTTAAATCAAGTAAACCAAAACTTAAATTTTTAAAAGGTTCTTTTGCAACACCTCCTGGTCCATGAAAAACAGAAAATAATGGTGCTTTTGCATCAAAACCATTATTTTTAATATAAATTCTTTTCATTAAATTTAAAAATGAAGTTTGAGTTCCAGGCCTAAAAGGATTATCAACTTTTGTTGTCTTTAATTGCCTTATTAAATTTACATTTTCATACACTTCAGGAAAATAATTTTTTCCAAACAATCTAATATTTGTAAACTTATCACTTTTACCTATTCCAAATCTTTGTTTAGATTGACCTTGAGAAAAAGAAACTTTATTTAAAGAAAGATCTAATCCACTTTTCCACGTTATTTTATTACCGTTTGCATCATAAAATTTAATTTTACCTTTTCCTTTATTTGCATTCCAATTTCTTAAAGCATAATCCATGACAACGTAATTAGGATTAGAAAAATTTACCCCTTTTAAATTAACATATTTAGGTCTCCCCTCTCTAGCTTGGTCAGCATATTTTAATTGATCCGTTAAAGACAGATCAATTAAATCTGTTTTCATTATACGGCCCTTTTCTAAATACTTAAAAGAATCTTTATTTTTTTTATAGCTAGGTAAAGATTTTACTATTTTATCAACGTTAGTTGTTCCAACTCCTGTTTCATTTATAATATATCTTTTATAATCTGCTATTTTTCTGTCTTTTAATTGTCCTAAATTTACTTTTGGAACGGGACCATCCATTGATAATATTTCTTGAAAAACTTTTTTTACTTTGTCTTCTTTTGTTTCTAAATAACCTAACGTAGTATTTTTAGCTGCTGATCTAATAGTGGGATTATCAAGCTTTTTATATGTTAAAATTCTATCTTTATATTTTCTTTTTGTAACATTTGTTTGTCCCGTGGCTTCAGCGTACAATTTAGAAATGCCTTCCTCACTAACAAATTTATTTTCATTATTAGCGATTTCAATTATTCTAGATACAAGATCTTTGTCTATTAATTTATCTTTAGGTGCTGCATACCCTTGCCTCACACCACTAAAACCTGGTTGCACTAACATACCACCACCGGCCATGTCTTGTCTTGGATTAGCTTTGTTAAACCGGTTAAACATTTCTGTTTGTTCAACTTCGGGTTTTTTATTTACAACAATATCTTTTGCTTTGATAAATGGATTTTTAATTTTTTTTCTGGTCAGATGATCTATCATCTGTTTATAGGCTCCAGGAGCTAGTTTGCCTATTGTTTTAATAACAGCCATTACTCTCCTAACATTCTAGCAATACCGCCTGATGCAAAGTCATCTGGACTTGGATCATAGTCACCTTGTCTGTTGGTAATATATTGACTAGTTGCGTCTGGATCACCTTCACTTAATTTTTTAACTTTATCTTTTCTTTTTTTAATTTCTACAATTTCTTTCATGGTAGGTCCTTTACCTGTAGCGTATTGTTTTAGTTTCGATACATCTGAATCAAGATCTCTGATACTAGAACCACCAACTTCTTCTGCTTCTAAATAGAAATCATCAGGACCATCGGCTCTACCAACTATACCTGATTCTGCTACTTCAAACTCTGCCGCAGGTCTTGGGTCACCTTCATCAGGTTTAGGTTTTTTGTATTGCATTTGCACTGGTTCACCGAACATACTCTCTTTACTTTCATATTCCACTCTTACAGCACCATCGTCTATATCTTCTGTAACTCGGACCACGGAACCATCGTCGAGTGTTTTCTGGTGAATAGATTGTCTCTCACCTGTTGCAAATCTTTTAGTGACATCATCACCTTCGACAATAACTTTGTTAACTAACTGATCAAACCATTCTGGTTTACCAGCAACGTCATCTGTTTTAATCATTGGAACTTTGGTTACACCTTTTGCAGTTTTAAGAGGTTTTAAAAATTTACCAACGATAGGTATGGCCATTGCACCACCTAGTATTTTTAAGAATGTTCTTCTAGTCATGCCATCTTTAAAACCAAGTCGTGCTATGCCACCTTTATTAAATTTATATTTAATACCTGCAGTTTTTCTTCCGGTATCTGGATCATACATAAGACTTCCACTAAGACCTTTTTTAGCGTCTAAATTAATACCTGCTCCTATTCCTCTTTGTCTAGAACCACGCTCACCGAATAAAATTTCTTGATCATCAAACTCTAATCTTTGTCTTTCTTTTTGACGACCAAAACGTGCGAGAAGATCTATTTTCTCACTTAAAGGAACTCTTGCATCAACAAGAAAATCATATGCTTCTCTATCTATTGTAACACCTTCAGGTGCACCTTTAATTTGTTTTTTACCAGGTTTTTTAAATTCACCTTTAATATTAAAATACTGATTAATTTTATTTTGAAATTCTGCATCCTGCATACGTTTAATATCCTCTGCAGTTGCACCTGCAGCTATCATATTCCCCATTCCACCATTATCAAACCCTGCACGTCCACCTTGTGCAAAGTCATCTGGATCAGGCATACCTCTTGTTTGTTCTGATAATCCTTCAAGTGCTTCATCGTAAAGATCCATCTGTTG